ATATATTCCTAGGGCTTCCCCTTGGGAATAAAGTCCTAGCATAGGATTAAACGGGTGGGAGGGGGTTTAACTACCTCCTATCCCCCTAAATCACACCATGAAATTTTCTAGAAGAAATTCCAGACAAATGGACTACCCCTAGTCAAGAGATTAATTTTATTAAATTTCTGTAATGTACCTAAAAGGGTATTGACTCCGAGGGCGGGGATATGTTATAATGATACATATTGTTGAACTCGGGGGATAGAGTTAAGGTCTCTACCCTAATAGATTATTAAACTTTAGATCTAACCGGAGTAGATAATCCTTCACTGGTTCTTCCATAAAGGACTCCAACTGAAGGATATACCTTAGGTATGGTTTGAGTCTTTTCTTTTTCTGTGTCTTATTCGAATAGGGGTTCGATGGGTATCTACTCTGAATCAGGGAATCTAAAAGTAACTGCTAATGACACGACTGGTAAGGGTGTCACTGCGGCTGATGGTTCTATGAGAGTAACCCTTGTACTCGGTACTACTTATACTGGGTACTACGCTGCTGATGGATCAGTTAATGTAGTCAAAGAAGATGGCTCTCTCTATCATCCCTGCGGGGCTATCCGTGGTATTGTACCCTATGGAGGTCTTGGTCTTCATACACCATCTGGTGCTTTCTATATGGATGGACTAGACCAATCGTTTAATAACCTTGAGACTGAGGATGGATTCAATCTCCTCCTTGAGTCTGGTGAATTTATCCTACTGGAGTAAAGATGGCAAAGAGACCTAATATATCCTCAGTAAGTTCTGGTTATCAGGGTACAGTCACCCTGAATAATAACTTCCAGAATATCTCTGATGCTTTCGACAATACTCTGTCTCTCGATGGTAGTACTCCAAATGCTATGGCTGCTGACTTTGATATGGGTTCCAATGACATTATCAATGTTGATAAACTTTATCTTAGTGGACTCTATATTGATGGTCAGCCAGTCTCTCCCGGTACACTAAACTACAACGGCGTTATTAAAGAGACACAGACTGCTACATCAGGCCAGACAGTCTTTAATCTGACTACGATGGTATACAATCCGGGGATTAACAGTCTCTCTGTATACGTTGACGGTGTATACCAGAATCCCAGTACTTATACTGAGAACAATAGCACAAGGATTACCTTCTCTGCTGGTCTACACGTTGGGGCTATCGTAGACTTTGTTGCTCTCTCGATTAATGAGATTACTGGTGGGGCAGACGCTACAACCATTACGTATACACCATCAGCACAGAGTTTGTACGGTACATCTGTTATTACAGCTAAGTCTGCTCTAGATCAGATCTCTAACGAAGGAACAGGTTCAAGTAAGGTAGGCTTTCTCCAGTCTGGTACGGGTGCTACGAATAGAACAGTTCAGGCAAAGCTTCGTGATACTGTCTCGGTCAAGGACTTCGGCGCTGTTGGCGATGGCGTAACGGACGATACGACTGCTGTGCAAACCGCGTTGAATAGCGGTGTTGGTGCCATATACATACCCAAAGGCGTGTATGTCGTAGACGCCGTAACCGCCGCAAACGTCTATATTTTTGGCGAAGGCACCCTCAAGAAAAAAACTGCTACTAAAGGACAACTTTTAACGCTGACAGGTTCAAATGTTATTGAAGGCGTAACATTTGATTACGACTGGACAAACGCCACCCAAACTCTACCCTACTACTCCAATATCTCTTTGCGCCAAAACCAAGGCACTGCTATCGTCCGCGGCTGCAAATTTGTCCGTTCGTTTGCCAGAGCCTTCTATGCAGAAGGCGCAACGGTTACTCTTATCGGCAATAATTTTTCTGAGGGCGCACCACATAACAACCAAAGCGGCGGTAATGAGCGCGTTACGTCATACGTAGACATCGTCGCTGACTTGCTAACAGACGAACAGTTCATTGAAATTAACGGAAACACGTTTGTTGGTACAAGTCTTGACCCCAACGATTTGCATCTTAACCCAACTGGAATTTTTATAAACGCGCAAGCGCTTGATGGTGTGCGGTATAAATCCGTTAACATTGTTGGGAATACGTTGCTTGGTTGCAGTCAGAATGCTGGCGCTGGTAACGTAACTGGCGCTATTGAGACATACAACGGCGTTGAAAATTTGGTGGTGTCTGGGAACACTATCCGCTTGTTTTCTTATGCAGGCGTTAAAATTCAAAACAGCAGCAATTTTTCCGTTACCGGAAACATAATTACTGAAGGAAATGTTCCTTCCGGAGCGGTTGTTGCGCAATCTTTTGGCGTAATAACATCGGAAAAAGTTCGTAGTGCAGTAACAGAACAGAAGAACGGTTCAGTATCCGGCAACACTATTTCTGATTGTCAATATGTCGGCATTCTTAACAGTTGCGATAACATTACTATTACAGGCAACATCGTAGACGGCGTTATCCTCGCTACTCTTGGAACAGCAATATTTAACACTGGCTCTTATGTTACGATTGCCAACAATATTGGCCGCAACATCGAGGGCACGTTTATAGATAGTACTGCTGCCAATAAGATTAAAATCGTAGGAAACGCGTTGGTTTCCGATACTGTTGCTTCTCCTGGCGCGATATCTTTTAGCGGGTCGGATATCGACATATCGCACAACAGTTTTATATCCACCATTGCGTCAGCCGGAAGCGGCGTTCGTACTAACGGCCCTGCGTCAAACGTCCGCGCAATCGGCAATTTTGTTGACGGGTATCCTTACGGGTTAGATTTCCGCACCACTGGAGGCGCGGTTAACAACGTAAACATTTCCGACAACCAGTTTGCAAATATATCTACCTTGGCCATAAATATTGCGTCTACAGTTACGAACGCATACGTAAGCATGGACACGTTTGCGTTGGCTACTGCAACATACGACCCGCCATCTCTTGCGGTAGGCAATGCTAGCCCAGTTCAGACACTTACGGTTACAGGTGCCGTAATCGGAAATAATGTTGCTGCTGCTGGTGTCCGCGACATGCTTGGTCTTTATGTTGTTGCTTGGGTAAGCGCTGCAAATACGGTGAGCTGGTATGTACTAAACCCAACCGGAAACCCTAACGGAACTCAAGATTTGGGCAACACTGTATTTAATTTCCGCGTTCAAAAAATGAGCTACGCATGATAGTTCCGGCATATTCACTTACGGCTACTGAGCGGGTTCTCCCCAAACTTGCGTTGGATTTTACGACGGCAGCACTTGATGCGCGCGTTACACTAACCCGCGCGTTGAACACGGCGACACGTATCAACAGCAGTGGCTACATTGAAACCATCAACGCGAATTTGCCTCGGTTTGACTATACCTTGAACACAGGCGGCGCATGTAAAGGTCTTCTTATCGAAGAAAGCCGCGCCAACATCATTCAGCGTTGGTCCGATTTTACTCAGACGGCGGTCTGGAATGCGACTAGCGCGGGCGGTGGGTCAGTGCCAACTAATACGGGTAACACTACGCTCTCTCCAGACGGCGTAAACAACGCTCAAATTTGGTCTTTTACCGCGCCAGTATCTGGCGACCGATCTGTTTTAAGCCAGACTGTACCGGGCCTAGCCACTGGCTATTGGGCCTCGACTATTTTTATGAAAGCGGGCCGCGCGCAAGACGTTGGCAAGGTCATATCCATAAAAGAAACGCAAGGTGCCACCTACACGCTTATTACGCTTACCGATCAGTGGCAGCGCCCGGAAAGCATAAACACGTCTGCGGCGACTACACACGGCATGGCGGTAGAGCTTCGCCCACTTGTTGGTACAAGCACAGGCACTGTTCAGGTGGCGATTTGGGGCGCTCAAACAGAAGCTGGGGCTTTTGTCACAAGCGCCATTCCTAATCTGGCGACTGGCACCACGACGCGAAATGCCGATATTGTTGATATGACGGGAACCAATTTCAGCGATTGGTACAACGCGACTGAAGGTTCTATCTACGCCGAATATACTCCTTTTACAACTAGTGGTTCCCAAAGAGGTGTGTTCTCTATTAACGATGGAAGCAATAACAATTTTGCAGATTGGCGTCCAAACGGTGGCGATTTTCTTATTACCTCTGGTAATGCTACTCAAGCCGATATGTACCCCGGAGGTGTAACTGTTAACACTATTGGTAAAGGTGTACTAGCCATGAAAGAAAATGCTATGGCCTGTGCAAAGAATGGTGGTACAGTATTAACGGATAATACGGCGCTTATGCCTGTTTTCCCTGATCGTTTGAATATTGGACGTTTAAGCAATAACGCCGCTCTATCTATTTGTGGGTGGATGCGAAAGATTATGTACTGGCCGCAACGTATAACGGATGCTGAAGTCCGTGCTTTTTCAAAGTAGAGGTAAAAATGGCTCTGACTAAGACTACTAATAGTTTGCTTTCTGGTGCAGTAATAAATGTACTAGACTATGGGGCTGTCTCTAACGGTAATTTTTCTGGTGGCAGTCCTTCTGGTACAGATAATCTAACCGCATTTACAAATGCTTTGGCTGCTGCTGTATCAACTGGTATTAATTCTGTATATGTTCCTGCTGGTAATTATTTTCTATCCGGTAAAATTACTATTCCAAGAGGCGTTACGTTATCTGGAGTCGGCCCTGCCCATATGCCTGTGTGGACTTCGGGGTCTAATAGGCGTGGCACTGTTCTTTTGATTGCGGCTGCTACTGGTAGCGATTGCGTTGAATATGACCCATCTGCCGCAGCAGGCTATGTCACCCTCCGCAACATAACCATCGCGCATGTGGGGTCTACGACTAACAGGTCTGTCGTATATATCCCTAACAATCTGTATCCAGTTATGCAGAATGTTGAGTTATTTAGCCTAGTAATATCTCAGGGTGTCGGTCTGTACCTATATGGTTCTACTCTTTGGGGTAACTTTGATAATGTTGTTGCAAATATCCAGAACCCCGGATTGTCAAATCAGTATAGTTTTAGATACGGTCTTTATGTTTATGGCGTAAATGCTACTGCAGTTGCTAATGCTAACTCTTTCCGAGCGGGTCAATTTAACGGTACTTGGGCTGGCGCTTATTTTGGTGGAGCAACAGGTAATACTGGTGCTCTATCTATTGTTTTTCACGGCACCAAATTTGATTTTAACTGGGATGGCACTGCAGTACCTACTTTCTTGCCTACTGGCGCTGGTTTGTTTGATTACCCTGCTGGTCCAGTATATATTGTACCTGTCGTGCATGTCACTAAAGGTCGCAATATCGCTTTTCACGGGTCATATATCGAAGCGGCAAATGAACCTACAAACTATGACGATGGTGTAAATGGATCATACCCACTTGTACCAGTTTTTCTTAACCAAGATGCAACATATAATTCGTTCACAAGTGTTTTTGATACAAACTGGAATAATACTTTTCCATATGATGTAGCCTCTCGCGCACTTTTTGATCCGACAACAAACGGATATAGACATAGTGCAAGAAATGTTCCGGTTCTAACAACAAGACAAGCTACTCCTCAGGCTATTCCAAATACTACATGGACTACTATTGCATTCGATACCTCTCTGTTTGGTAATACATCACACTTAGCCTATGACTCTGGTACAAATGCAGTGGTTTGTAAAACCGCTGGTACATATCTTATCTCTGCACAAGTTGGTTTTAGTGGATGGGCTACTTCTCCAACTTTTGCTCAGATACGTATTACAACAACAGCTAGTGGTGGTGTTACTTTTCAAGGTGAGCTTAAACGTGAACTTGGCGCTACAATTGTAATTGTTGTTCAACAGTCTGTAATTATAAATCTTGCTGTTGGGCAAACGGTGATTGTTGAAGCGTACCATAATCAAGGTGGTTCCCAGAATACGGCAGCAAACTACAGCACTTTAAGTGTTGTACAAATTTAAAGGATAGATAAATGCCAGATAAGAAAATCTCAGCACTAACAGCAGTAACATCTCTGGATGGTACAGAACCTTTGGCTGTTGTTCAGAGTTCTGAAACTAAGAAGGCAACAGTCTCTCAGGTTCTTACTGGTCAGATTGTTACAGAGTCTGGTACGACAAGAACTCTTTCTGCTACTGACAACGGTAAGATTATCTACTGCACCAGTGGATCTGCTGTAACGATTACCTGTGCTGCTGGCCTTGGTGTTGGATTTAACTGCACGATTCTTCAAGGTGGTGCGGGTAAGGTTACAGTTGCTGCTGGTGGCCAGACACTTGTCTCTTACTCCAGCCTGTTCAGCACAATGGGACAGTATGCAGTGATCTCTCTTGTCTGTCCTGTTGCTAATACGTTTGTTGCCGCTGGCAATCTTGGCGTCTAAGTAAATTAAATGGATCAGTGGCAGATTGAGGTAGCAGAAAGGTTGGCTAGGATTGAAGCCAATCAGGAATACATGAAAGTTGGTATTCAAACTCTACCTCAATCTGAGCAGTGTGCTAAGGACATTGCTGAATTGAAAGAAGAAGTAGAAGAACTGCAGTTGTTTCAGACAGCTATAAAAGAAAAGATTGCGTATATCGGTGGAGTTATCGTTATTATTGGTATGGCAATCCCGTATGTTTTCCAGTGGATTATGTCTCATCTTCATTGGAAAGCACCGTAAGAATGGATATTAACGCTTCATCTGAAGCAAAGCTTAAGAAGGTCCATCCAGATCTTATCAAGGTTGTTCGTCGTACTGCAAAACTAATAAAAGACAAGTCCTTTGGATTTGTGATTACCTGTGGTGCTAGGACTCTAGAAGAACAGAAGAAGTTGCTTAAGGCTGGGGCTACAACAACGCTGAACTCTCGACACATTCCCGGTAAGGATGGGTACAGTAAGGCTGTAGACTTTGCTGTTACACTGGACGGTAAGATTAAATGGGACTGGCCGCTCTATGCAAAGCTTTCAGGTATTGTAAAGGAAGCTGCTAAACTAGAAAATATTCCTATTACTTGGGGTGGTGATTGGAAGAGTTTTAAAGATGGACCTCACTTCGAACTACCTAGAAACAAGTATCCGTAACTCAGGAGATTATATATGTTCACTTCAATTGATAAGGCTCTTGTTGCTCTGATTATGTCGGGCATCTTCTTGCTTAACTTCTTCTTTGGTCTTAACCTTGGGTTCCTTACTCAGGAGACAGTTGCTACAATCGTTAGTCTTCTGACTCCTATTCTTGTCTGGGCTACTCCTAATAAGCCTAAGACGTAATGTCTTGGCAGGAGATCCTTGCTGTAAGCTGTGTTATAATCGGTATTATAGCTGGTGGATATCTTGCTGCACAAAGACCAGCCTTCTGGGTTGAGTTTGGAACTAGACTGTTAATTGCTTTTATCCCGTTTGCTAGTAAGTTTATAAGTCAAAGAATGACCCCTGAAGAAGAGAAGGCTTATCAAAAGTGTGTCCGTCAGGGTGGTGAATGGGATAGTTTTAGGAAAAGATGTAAATGAAAAAGAAGTTTGATAAGGACCAGCTTGTCAAGATTGTTAGAAAGCGTAGGACTAAGCCTAAGCATCTCCGTATTAGAAAGAAGCTTGGACCTAAGTCTGATATGAGAGGTGTTAGATAATGGCTGCATTCCAGACCAAGGGATTGTTTTACGAGACTACACTTCCTGAAGAAAGACCAATCTTTGGGACAGCATGGACGCTAAAGGAAAGCGATCATCATGCCGATGGTATGGTCTATAAGAGCATGAAGAAAGTTTACCTTAGCATGGAGGATGTTACCGAGTACGACTTTGCTATGAGTACTCTTGGTTCGTTTAAGCATTGGGAGAGAGTTTTAGAGTCTCCTACCATCAGGAAGCACGTAGACCAGTGGCGGAAGGAACTTAATCTTAAGCTTAAGGCTAGGGCTATGCGCTCTATTATTAAGGCAGCTACAGAAGATGAGAAGCTTTCCTTCCAAGCTATGAAGTACCTTGCTGATAATGAATACCTCGATAAGCAAGTAAAGCGTGGTAGACCCAGTAAGGAAGAAATTAATGCTGAACTTCGTAAGGAAGTCGAAAGCAATAGAACTTTCAAAGATGACGCCGAAAGAATTGGATTGAAGCTCCAGTAAAATGGCTAGTCTTGATGACATTAGAGAGGCTGCTGAACAGGATCTAATTACTTTTATTAGGCTTGTTGCTCCACAGCGTGTACTTGGTTCTGTCCACGAAGAACTCTGCCGCTGGTGGAACCGTGAGGATGCTAAGACACACCAGCTTACTCTCCTACCTAGAGATCATGGTAAGTCTGCCATGATTGCCTACCGAGTTGCTTGGGAATTAACCCGAGATCCTACACTGAGGATTCTGTACATCTCTGCTACGTCTAATCTGGCACAGAAGCAGTTATCTTTTATTAAGTCTATCTTTACTTCGGACATTCACAGGAGATACTGGCCTGATTATGTTCACTACGACGAAGGTAAAAGAGAGAAGTGGACTATGACTGAGATTAGTCTTGACCATCCTAAGAGAAAGGCTGAGTCAGTTCGTGATCCCAGCATCTTTACGGGTGGTCTAACGACTTCACTTACTGGTTTGCACTGTGATATTGCTGTCCTTGATGACGTTGTAGTCTATGAAAATGCGTATACCCAAGAAGGTAGAGACAAAGTTAAGTCACAGTATTCTCTTTTGTCTTCTATTGAGGGCGCTAATGCTAGAGAATGGGTGGTGGGTACCCGGTACCACCCCAAGGATCTATACTCAGAACTCCTCAGTATGGAGGAAGACATCTACAATAAAGGTGGGGAGATCATAGGTGCAGAACCAATCTATGAAACCTTCGAAAGGGCTGTAGAAAATGCTGGTGACGGTACTGGTGAGTTCCTCTGGCCCCGTCAGATTAGGCACGATGGCAAGGCGTTTGGCTTTGATATCCAGATCCTAGCCAAGAAGAGGGCGCAGTATCTAGATAAGACCCAGTTTAGAGCGCAGTACTATAACGATCCTAACGATCCTGATAATAGACCAATCGACTATGATAAGTTTCAGTACTTCCAAAAAGAACACTTGACAAATACACATGGTTCATGGTATTATAGGGATCGTAAGTTGAATGTTTTTGCGGCAGTTGACTTTGCGTACAGTTTGAGACGTAGAGCAGACTATACCGCGATTGTCGTTATTGGCGTGGATTTTGAAAACAATGTATATGTTCTTGATATTGACCGATTCAGAACGGATAAGATTTCTGAATACTTTGGACACATTCTTGAACTCCTTAATCGGTGGGATTTCAAGAAGCTTCGGGCGGAAGTAACAGCGGCTCAGGCTGCAATTGTCCAAGAGTTAAAGGAGAATTATATTCGTCCTCACGGCCTTATGCTTAAGATTGAGGAGCATAAACCTACGAGGCACTCTGGTTCTAAGGAAGAAAGAATGGCTGCTGTCCTTGAACCAAGATATGATAACCTGAGTATATACCATTACAAGGGTGGTAACTGTCAGCTTCTGGAAGAGGAGTTAATCAGTAACAATCCACCTCACGATGACATTAAAGATGCTCTTGCTTCCTGTATTGAGATTGCTGTTAAGCCATCTTCTAATATGCACAAGAGACCATCGAGTAGCAACATAATTTATTCTGAAAGATTTGGCGGGGTTTCTCACTAATGGTTGGTACAACTCTTGATATGAAGCTGATTATCAGCCCCGACAGCATCGCTACGGAGATCTCTGATAAGTGGCGTCTTTGGAATCAACAGCGTGTTGGTAAGCTTGAAGAGTGGAAGGAACTCAGGAACTACCTTTTTGCTACGGATACAAGATCGACTAGCAATAGTTCTCTACCTTGGAAGAATAGCACGACAGTTCCCAAGTTGACACAGATTAGAGACAATCTCCACGCTAATTATATGGCTACACTATTCCCACAGAATAAGTGGATGAAGTGGATGGCTTCGGATAAGACAAGTAACGCTAAGATCAAGCGTGAGACAATCCAAGCCTATATGGAGAATAAGGTTCAGCAGTCTGACTTTGAGATTGTTATGTCTAAGCTAGTCCTTGATTACATCGACTACGGTAATTGTTTTGCTACTGTAGACTGGGAAGCTAACTATACAGAGCTTGAGAATAAAGAGATTATTCCGGGATACATTGGTCCGAGAGTAATCAGAATCTCTCCGTATGATATCGTATTTAATCCTGTTGCTTCTGATTTTAAGGCTACACCAAAGATCATTCGATCTGTCCTTTCTATGGGTGAAGCCAGAAGAATGATCGAGGAAGATCCTAATAAGGATTATATGACTAAGGTCTTTGACCGAATGATTGGCGTAAGAAATGCCATTCAGGGTTACTCCGATTCGGATCTCCATAAGAACGATGGCTTTGTCGTGGATGGTTTTGGTTCCATCCGAGAGTATTATAACTCCGACTATGTTGAGATCCTGACATTCTACGGTGATATCTACGACAAGCTTACGAATACTCTGCTTAAGAATAGAATCATTAAGGTTGTCGATAGATCCTACGTTCTATCCGATATGGCTAATCCATCTTGGCTGGGTAAGTCTCCTATCTTCCACGTTGGTTGGAGAGAGCGTCCAGATAACTTGTATGCTATGGGACCACTGGATAACCTTGTTGGTCTCCAGTACAGAATGGATCATCTTGAGAACCTTAGAGCGGATGTCTTTGACCAGATTGCTTTCCCTGTCCTGAAGATTAAGGGTGACGTTGAAGACTTTGACTTCCAGCCGGGAACAAGAATCTATCTTGGAGATGAGGGTGATGTCGGTTACCTTTCCCCTGATCCGACTGCATTGAATGCAGATAACCAGATTGCTATCCTTGAGAACAAGATGGAGCAACTTGCTGGTGCGCCTAGAGAAGCTATGGGTATCAGAACTCCGGGTGAAAAGACAGCCTTTGAAGTTAGCTCTCTCCAGAATGCAGCCTCACGAATCTTCCAGAACAAGACACAGCACTTTGAGCGTATCTTCGTAGAGCCTATCCTGAATGCTATGCTTGAGGCAAGCAGAAGAAATATGGATGCCTCTGATGTTATCCGAGTAATGGATGATGAACTCGGTGTCTCCATCTTCCAGACGATTACAAAGGAAGATATCACAGCAAACGGTAAGATTATT